TGGAGTTTCACAAGGTTTAGTTGTATAACCTATCCATTCTATGGCACCTGAGTCTCCTGCACCATCATATTTTACTTTAACACCAGTAATACCTAAATCAGCCAACTGAAATAGGAGGCTTGTTAATTCTAATTCTGTCATAATCCTGCTTTTTGAATAAAATATTTTGCTACTTCAGGAATGTGTTTTTTGTAGTAAGGTTGTTCAGACTTACACCATTGTTTAACATCATCCTTTGTTTTAAATGTTTGGTACGGAAATGTTATTTCCAACTCATTGATAAAATCATTTACAGTCCAACCTTCCCAGATATGTCTGTCATTATTCATAACTATTTTGTTTTAATAGTTACTTTACAAATAAATTCAAAGGAAATATTACAGGTAGTTATATCAAAACCATCTTGTATTACACTTTCAATTTTTCTTTCAGCATCTTGTTTAGCTTCCAGTGTTATTATATCAATATCTTGTTCAGATAATTGAATAAAATCTAATACATTTATTTCTGTAGTTATCATTTTAATTAAGTTAAAAATTAATTATTTCCAAGTACTTATTGTACTTTCTTGTTATATACATGTGATCTTTTAAATCTTCATAAAGAGCATTCAATAGTGGTAAGTACATTTTACCTACAAAGTTTATTGAATAAACTTCTATAGCAGATTTAATTTTATAAGGTTTAACTTTAACAGGTTTATCTAAGATAAATTCACAAAACTTTTTAAATGTATCAATAGTATGTTTTGTACCAACTAAAGATACACCATAAGTTGTGTACTGTTTTTCATACTTAAATATACATCCATCACCATCAATCATTCCTCTCCAAAAATGAGGATTATGTAAATAAAGATCAGGAACTTGGTAGTCAAGTGTTTTGTTTTTTACAATACCTCTCTCTTCAAAAAACTTTCTAAATGAATTATCAGAGATTGTTAGTCTTATCTGATCTTTTTCATTGTTTTTAGATCTTTTTATTGTATATAAAGGTCCTGTATAATTAAAGTAACTACTTGTTTTTTCAAGTATACATTTATCACTACTTTGTAAACCAATTGAAATACCAGATTTTTCATTTGAACCATCTGCTGCATAAAGACCTGCTATATAAGCAGTTATTTCATTATCTACTAGTTTATTTACATCAACTGTATACTTTTTGTTTTTTACACCAGTATGTTTTACAGCTTCTTTTTGTAAACAACCACAGGATTGTACTTTAGACTTGTTTAAAGAAGAAAAATCCGTAGTTGTAATATTGCCACAGTCACATTGACACTTAATATAATAAGCACCCCATTTGTTCTTATGTGATAATTCTACTACTTGAAGTTTACCAATCTTAGGTAAAGCTATTAACATATCCTTGTATGTTCTATAAGTTCCTGTTTGTGTTCTCATAGAGCAAATATACAAAATAATATATTACATTCCTAATATATTTTCATTTAGAACGGAAGAATCTCCCAAGTATATTCCCATTTAGGAATTCTTCTCTCTCAAGCACCTCATATTTAAACTGGTACTTTACTTCTTGGTAAGTTAGCTCTGTGGCTGAATAACATATCCTGAGAATCTCTCTCCTGATTTGTACTTCTGCTTTGTGAGCATCTTTGAGAATCTTATTACTGCTGTAATATCTCATAAAGTCTGGTTTTAACTCTCTCTTGTACTTCTTAAGTCTCTTGTCCGTGGACATTGCTAGAGCTTTTTTACCAAGAGGTCTTTTAATATTAGCAAAGAAGTTCTTCTTTCCTATATAAGCAACTGATTTACCATCTATGATAGCAGTCATAATATAAATGAACCCTACGGCTCCTGCAGGAATATCTAATTCCTCAAATTGTTTTCCTTGATAGATCCAACTCATAATGCTTGTTTTAATAGTGGAAATAATTTATCTCTGACAGCTTCAATACCATAATCTTTAACTGAATCAGATAAATCTTTAGACATATCTAAATTTATGTAATTAAAACCATATTTTTTATTATACTTCTCAGCAGATCTTAGTCCCGGTTCATCATTATCAAATAATACAATTATCTTTTGATATTTATCTAGAAGTGGTTTCATAAAATTTTCTGGTATAACACTATTCTCACTGTCTGGTGCAATAGTTTCTATACCATTAATTTCTAATCTTTTAAAACACATTAAGTCTTTTAGAGAAGAAGTAATAATCAGATACTTAGATTTAAATTCAAGTTGATCAGAACCCTGTATATAATCTCTTACTTTAATGAACTTATTATCTTTGTTTTTTGGAGTATAGATTTTATATAGTGTACCATCTTCCCGGAAATAACCATAAATAAAATTACCTTTAATATTTATAAGATCTAATAAATTACCTTCATCATCTTCTTTAATCATAGTATAAAATGATAAAGGATAAACATTATGTTTCTCTAATATAGAGGAAGATAGTTTAAAAGTCTTCCAATATGTTTGATCTAAAGTATTCCAGTGCCGCATCTCATAATCAGAAACTACATATTTACTATGAGGTTTATAGTCTATAGAAACATATGTATTATTACTAATGTAAACATTATAGTCATCTAGTATTCTTTTAGAAGCTTCTCCTCTTGAATTAAGATTATATAAGTGCATTACAAGACTTAGATTATCTCCACCATATCCTGAAGAAAAATCTTTGAATTTATAATGACCCTTACTATCTATATAAATACACATAGAAGGAACTTTATCTTTTACATTAAATATAGATTTGATTTTAAGACTTTGACCTGATAATCTTTCAGTTAGTTTTAGGTAATGTTCAAATACCCATTCTCTAGGTATATCTGATAAATCAGAAATTAAACCTTTTGTAGAAATCATACTCTAAAATTTAAAAATTAGGGGGAAACTACAAAATTTCCCCCTTAACTTATTAGTCTAGAGAGAAATCTGAAGAAGTTGTTTTTCCTGGTACAATATCATCTTCACCAAAACTTTGTACATTATTTACTTCAAGTTTCTTAAGATGTTTATCAGCATTATAAATTAATACTTTACCAGCTTCTACTTCAGCAATTGCATATTTACTATTTTCTGCTTTTGGTAACCATAGATCATAATTAGTATAACCTGTTTTGCCAACATATTCTTTACCAGCAACACAGAATTCTAAATATTTATCTTTGATAGGTGCAGTAGCATTAAATGCTTCTACAAAATCTTCAATAGTATTATGTTTGTTATGTTGAGCTTGCATCCAATCATTAACTCCCATAGTTTTACAAAGATTTTGTAAAAAGATCAAAATAGATCTATCTCTTTGAATTTTAATACCAGATTTAGTTTCACCATCTGCAAATGCATACTGAGAAGCTTTAACTTTACCTATCTGACCCGCAAAGTGTCCTTTATCAGGATTGTCTTTATCAAGAGCAAAACCTTCAAAACCTTCTATAGGTTCAGTTTCTACATGCAGTATCAAATGATATGCATTGTCAATAAATTTAAATTCTTCTAGTTCAACACCATTAATTTTTAATACATGGTTACCTGGACTAATTGTTTTTGGTAGGCCGGATCCACCGGTACCAAGATCTTCTGTACTTAACGCCATTTTATTTTACTTTTTAATTATTAAACAAATACTTTTTCCCATGATGTCTTTAGAACACCATCAATCATCTCTGTAATTACTATTTCTTCATTACGTAAGTGCTCAGGTCTTGCACCACAAGTGACTTCTTCATTTGTCTTAAAAGACAAAATAGTCTTGTTACCTTTTCGGTACATATACCCAATTGCATCAGCATTAGCACAAATTAAAGATTTAATTTTACCAGTTAAGTCTATGTTAGCAGACATAACCATCTCACCCTTATCATCAACTACCTTGTCTTTAATATGACCAGATAGGATGATTGTAGGTGCTAAGGTATCAATAAAATCTAAAACTTGAAAGAATGCTTGACGGATATATAAATATCCAGCACCATTTGGAAGAGTAATTACTGTATCACCATCAAAGTTTTTACCCATAGGGGTTGCTTTGTATAGTTTAATAGCTAGTGGCATGATCATATCTTCTAATGCAGTTACAGTATCAATAGTAATGAACTTGTATGGATTGCCTGCAGCTCTAATTGCTTTACCAGTATCTAATAACTCTTGTAAACTACTAATTTTTACTTTTAATGCTTCTACATAATCAGAACCATTCTCTAAATCAAGAATTAGATTGTCTTCTAAACCTGCATATGCAGTTGTTTTACCAGTCTTTGGCTTTGAATAAATCACAATTCTTTTAGGATTCTGTCTCTCAGCTTTGACTTTTTTAGTTGGAAGTACTATACTCATATCTCACTTTTTGTTTGTTTAATCAGATCATTTAACCAAGGTCTAGCACTAACAGGTTTCATTAACATAATTGCTGCAAGATCTCTGATAGTAATTTCTGACAAAGGTGCATCTGCAATTTCTTCATTAGAAATCTCCGCCTCTACT